ATTTTTTTAGGGGCAACACCAAATATCTTTTTTAAAAAATTCATAATTTGTAATTTGTACACTTGAATGCTACACCTTTTCAGTGTAGCATTCAAGTTATTTTATTTACTTTATCAATTCAAATTACTTCTTCTTTTCAGGGAAGATATCTTTGAATGCTGATTCGAAGTCTTCCACGTTCACTTTCTTTGCCTTTTGGGCAGAAGGTGAAACAGGTGGAGTCGATGGAACTACTTCCGCTACTGTAACGGTGGTTGTAGTTGTGGCTGCTTCAATTTCTTCTTCGGTTGGAAGAACCACACTGTCATCAGGTTCTTCAATTGTAACAGGTATAGCTGTTGTTGTAGTTGTTACCGTTCTTTCTACTCCACGAGATTCAGAGTTTGAATTAATGCCTCTTCGCTCATTTTCCAACTTAACTTCCAATGCTGCGACCAGTTCTTCATACGAAGCTGGTGTATAGATATCAAATATCTTTGGTTGTTTTCTGGTAATAAGTTCAAGGACTTCTTTTAACTTTGGATGGTCTTGGTCAAGAACAGGACGTGATTTTGGCTTAATGGTAATTTTTGTTTCAGGATAGTCTTTTCCAACTTCATCTGCTGTTTTAAAAATTACCTTGATATCATTTCCATTATTAAGGTCTGTAATATCATCATATTCAGTCATGTCTGCCGTCAATTGTTCATAAACTTGAACACCAAATCCCCAAAACTTTACACCCTCTTCTTCTTTACCACGAACGATAATAGGAACATAAGTTCTAATCTTGGGTTGCATCTTTCGACCCTTAAGCCAAGTTTCCCTGACCCTCTCAAGTCTAAACGCCAACTCCACAATTGGGTCAGGTTTATTTATAGTCGCTGGACTTAGGTAACTAACTCTATCACCATTAATATCGTAATGCCATTTAAGTTCAATAAATGGAAAATCTGGAGTGTCTTGAAGAGGAACTATACGAATTGTCTGTTCACCAGGTTCAGGTTTCCAAATGTATTTCTTGATTTTATCAACTTTATCTTGTTGATCTTGGGTGAGTTTTTTGCCGCCCTTTTTCGTCTTGTCAAAAGACGCCAATTTGTTGCGGACTTTATCCATGTTTAACATATAATTATTTCTTTCTTTTAATTAGTTTTAATTAGCAATAAGTCAATCATTAACTATAATTCGTTAAGTCTTGTTTGCTGCTAATAAATATGAACGATACATGAGAACCGCATAAAAATCAACATATAAATAACACAAATAGTTTTTATTTTTTGACGTTTTCTTTAACTGACTATTTCTAAAATCTTAATTGGAAGGATTCTAATCGAAGGTGTACCAGTAATAATTAAAGAGTTGTTGTATAATTCCCAATCAACAGAATATGTCTTATCAAATACACCATTATTTTCATCTTTGATAATCTGATTCATTGCATTTAATGTATAAAGAGTATTGGTTTGTTTTTTCCTGTGGATGGAAATAGTATTCTGAAATTTTGGAAATTCCTTTTCTTCACTCAGTATATTATAAGTGACGAATACTTCTTTAGGAACATTGATGTTTGTAAAAATAAAAAAACGATTGTTGTAAACAGAATAAAACTTTTTGATTTCTTCTATCGTTGTCTTAAAAGATAATACAGTAGAGAACGTGCATAGCAGTTGTCTCTTATCGTTCATAGTTTCTTTTCTGTGATTAACTTGCCTTCTTCGTTTCTACATTGAAGTTCGGACATTATATCATAGTGAAGATTTTCGTCTTTCAGAGCATGTTCGATAATTCTCTCTAACATATAATTGCTGACTCCTATCATTTTCTTTATCCGTTCCAACATATAGTCATCACCCTTTAACATTGTCTTGATAGCATTTTTATCCGCTTCTTTTTCTGCTGTAGATTTTTGTGGTGGTTCTGGTAAGTCAGTTGGTTCTTTTACTGGTTCTGTAGATAGAGTTGATGTTGGAGTTTGTTGTGGAGCCGCCGTTGTTTTTACTTGAGATGGAGAAGCATTAGTAGTATCCTCAGGCGCTGATGTTTGAGAAGTGGCTTGAGAAACAGGAAGATTAGTCTTTGGTTCAGCTGGAACATTATCTGGTTCTGCTACTGGTTTCTTTTCTGAAGCAGGTGGCGGAGTAGCTGGTAGCTTTGCTGGATCTGAAAAAATATTGGACATTTTTTTCACTGGATTTTCTTCAAAATGAGTGCCACGTTTGATTGCTTCTGCTTTATATTCAGGAGTAGGAAATGTGACTAAAATACCTTTAGCATTGAAAGCCTGTCTTTCAGGATACTTTCCTTCTAATACTCTGTTGGAAAAGGTATTTACAGCATCTTCATCAATACCCCTCTCTTTGAGGTAATCCCGCAAAGCTTCCATATGAGCATCTTCTTCAACATTAAACATACCATTGGATACTCTTTCATCTAATGAAACATCATCTATGATTTTATTAAGCAATTTATTCATATTATCTGTGTAAGTATAAATATTCTCAAAAATTCCAAAATCAAGGGTATATCTGAATAACCGAATCATAAGATTCTCCTTTATATACTTTTATTGGGAATTTCCTATCTATCATCATTATGTTCATTATATCTCCTAAAACCTTTGACCCCTCTGATTTATGAAAATCAAACAATAATGAATCATAGGTATATAATATCGCTTTTGTTTTTTTATCTCTAAGATATTTATTTACCACTTGAACCGCCGACAACGCAGTTTCCGTTTCTGTTGCTTGTAAGATATAATTAAACAATTTAGCAGGATTAGCATCTCTTAAATGTTGGTCGGTAATCTTTCGTTTGAATATAGGAGTCAATACATATCCATTCTTTTTAAAGAGTTCCCAATTATTATTGATAAATTCCTTTAAACTACCGAAATATTTAATATTTTCATACTTCTCTTCAACACCACCATATAATTGACGCATGGTTATACTCTTAATTTCTTCCATATCATATTCAGTAACCTTGCGATGAAAATACATTTCACCCAAATACTTGTAAATATCAACATCGATATCCATTGGAAAATTAACAATATTACAAATGATTCTTGGATGAAAAGCAGAATAGTCAATTAAAATCATCACACCGTCATTTCCATAACGGGATGTAAAACATTTTCTTACACCATTTTCTTTATTCAAAGCAGCATAGTTGATGTTATCAAAGTGATTGCTTGGTCTGCCTGTACTTGTGTAAATATTATATTGACTATACACCAGTTCATTTGATTGTATTTTAATATCAAAATGTTTGGCAAAACAATCTGTGTTCACATGAATACCATTTGATTCCAACTCAGCTAAAGTTTCAATTACAATATCATTTTCTTTTTTGTATCCATTATCTATATCAACCAAACAAGAAAATTCATTACACATTTTTTCAAATGTTTCTTTGTGCTTTAAAATAGGAACAACCTTATTCAAATCTCCACAGTTTTTCTTACTGCGATAAATAAATTTGTGTGCTGAAGTTTTATATACGTCTTCATCAATAATTCGACCCTCTTGAATATGACTATACAAACTGATATCAAGCAGTTCTTTAACAGGTAACAGCTGGATAAATGATTTTTTATTAAATACCCATTTATTAACATTCAACCCATTCAAATCTTCAATAAGATTTACTTTATCGATAACGAAGGGCAAATCGGTATGATTAAGAGCTAAACAATAGGTTTCTTTACTATCAATGTTCTTTATAAAAACAACCGATACGTCTGTGGCACATGGATGTAGAAATACATCCGATGGAATCGCCCATAGAATAATAGGGTTATTATTCTTTCGTATCTTGTCTAAAAAGTTTTTATAACTTTCCATATTGGACATATTAAGAGTCCTATACAAAAAAGTCAATCTGTTTAGTTTTTTTACAATGGTCGGTCAGGTAACCATCCATTTAGAACATTAGTGGTTGATGCCCCACCCGGACCAACTAACCTCTTTTTAATATACGCACGAAGTGGAAGCGGTTGCGCACGAATAACAGTTTCCCAATTACCTGATTCAAGGGTTTGATGAACGTCTGTTATACGAAATATTATATCTCTATCACTATATGGTTCTGGAAGATGACTCACAAGAAAATATTGAAATGTTCTTAATCCACCAATACCTTGTAGAGTAAGTTCGAGAATGATACCTGGTTGAACAGCACAATATCTTCCGTTATTTTCAGGGTCATCATCATTCAATAAAAATCTAAGCAATTGTTGCCCAGCAGGACCACCCAACACCAACTTAATAATTTCAGGCATATCATATGGAGCAATCACAGGATTTGGTGATTTTGGTGGCGTTATTGTCGCTGCCGGGTCACCAAGAGATGGATAACCTCTTCTATATGTATTCAAAGACATCTGCAACGTATCATCACCACCTTTAATATTCTGAACAGATCTTACCATATCTCTTAATTGTGCATTGGCAGTTTGTCTTTTTTCTAATTCACCATTACCATCTACTCCTTGTTTTTTATTCTCTTCTGTTCCAATTACACAATCTTTAAATTTATAATCCAAAACATCATTTTTATCAAAATATTTAAACTTCGAATCTTTATTGTTAACTTCTCCATATATAACTCTCGTAGCCTGCGCATCAGACATAATAGGTTTAAATTTCAAAGATTTTATTATACTATCAGCATCATAATAATCAAATGAATATACAGAATCATTCTGTTCTTTGAGAGCATATTTACTTATGTATTTTCTATCTGATACGGTAATTGTTCCATCATGACCATCTACCAAAGCCAAATCCCAAAATCCATCAACCGACTCCATTAAAAGTTTAAAAATAGCATTGTAAATATCAACATATGATACATTGTTAGGATCATTAATTGCTGTAACTAGGGTCTTAAAAGAAATATAAATATTAGAAAGAAGACCACTCCGGTCTTTTTCTAACCTGTCACCTGGTAAACCCCTCGAACTTACTGGTAATAGAGGAGTTTTATCATCTCCAAACTTTGATGGAAAACTATAAGAATCTAATGGTGTAATACCAATTTCTTTAGTTCCTATTTTAGCATATCTGTATCTATTATAATTTATTATTTTATCCAAATCATCACGAAAACAATACAATGGGTTTGGGTGATAAAAAATTTTTCTTAATTTTTCATTTGCTTTTTCATTTTCTCCCTTGATAGTAGTGTTATATCTTACCATTTGATACAAGTAATCTCCCTTTTTAGTAGTATTTGGGTCAAACTTTGCACCTTTACGTTTATTCGGCGTATGTGGGTCATCAGAAAAATCTTTTATTCCAACCAATCCAAATCCAATTTTAGGTGCTTGATAATTTGGTATCAAAACGTTTGGATTACAAGAAATCATATTTGGATGTCCACCAATAATACAATTTTGAATATCAACTTCAAACATGTTTTTCCCTTTTACAGTTCCACTAGGTAATGTAGAAAAATGATTTAATATAGCAACAACCATTCCCATGTTAATCCAAAATTTATCACTATCAATACTATCTCCTTTAACATCGAAATCACTCTTATAAGGATGACCAAATCCTTCTCCAGTAAGACCAGGAGAACCAGGTATGAACCCCATGTCGTAACTATCCTTGGGTCTTCCTGAAAATACACCAAAAACCCAAGGAAGTCTCATGCCTATTTGTTCTGGACCTACGCCTCCATTTATATTCTTTGTTATTAGTGGATTTAAAATATCATACCAAATCTCATTACCATTTGGTGATGTTGGTAATAAAGATAGAAGTTGTGCATTTACAACAGGTGCTTTTGATACAAGTGTTTTTAAATTTGACAGAGTTTTATCAATATTTATAAAAGTTTGAAGAGGTTTAAATGCGCCGGAAGGTTCCTTCTCTTTACCAAGTGAA